GGATCTACATGAGAAAGGTATAATACCACACATACAAATACACGATGAGCTCTGTTTTTCGACCACGGATCACGAACCAGAGCTTATCAAAAGTATAATGGAACAAACAATACCCCTTGAGGTCAAGAATAAAGTTGACTTTGAATCTGGACCAAATTGGGGTAGTATTAAATGAGGATAAATTATGGCTTATTTAAATGCAAACATACCACCAATCTATGCACAGATAAGGAGAGAATTTTTATATGACTTACAGAAACATCATGGAGAAGTTGAGGACTGTATTATCTTCGGCATATCAGCTCTTACTGGAAGGAGTATACTATGGCACGCTATTATGGAAAACGGTGCAATATTTTATCGCCTACCAATTAGCGCGTTTATTCAAAAGGGATTTGAGCCATCCAGAGTGCCCAAGCGACGACTTGATGAACTTCAGCTTTGGAATTGTTTTAGTTACT